TTTAATTGCACATTTTGAAAAGCCTGCTAATAAAGAGTTAGCATTTAAACAACGTTTGCCTTATGCAAAAGCAGCGTTAAGTCATTTCGGCACTAAAGATTTAAGCCAATAATACTTGACACCGTAACAGAAATATAATAAATTATAGTGTTAGGAGACACTATGATTATTGGTTTTGTTGGATTCATCGGTTCAGGTAAAGATACTGCCGCAGATTACCTTGTTAATTTCCACGGTTTTAGACGCGACAGTTTTGCCTCTACACTTAAAGATGCTGTCGCTTGTGTTTTTGGTTGGGATCGTACTCTCTTAGAAGGCCGTACTAATGAAAGCAGAGAGTGGCGAGAACAACAAGACGATTGGTGGTCACAACGATTAGGCAAACCTATTACTCCACGCTGGATTCTACAACACTGGGGAACTGAAGTTTGTCGTAATGGTTTTCATAACGATATTTGGATAGCCAGTTTAGAAAATAAAATTCGTAAAACCAACGATAATGTTGTTATTACAGATGTACGTTTTCCTAACGAAATAACTGCTATCAAAAAAGCTGGAGGTAAAGTGTTTCGTATCAAACGAGGTCCGGATCCAGCATGGTATGAAGCTGCTTTGGATCATAATCAAGGACCTACTAATATGAGATGGGCATTAAGTAAGATGCATTTAAATCAAGCTAATGTTCATGCTAGTGAGTATAGTTGGGTTGGAAATAAACACATAGCTGCTGAAATAGATAACAATGGTACTATAGATGATCTTTATAAACAGCTTAAAAATCAGGTCGAAGATCACCTTGTTTCCAATGAACCCCTTCTTTATGAAGCACCCGTTGGCAATTAGCACAAACGGTTTTTAAATTATTGAATTTACTGTTGTTTAGATTTCCGTCAACGTGAAACACATTAAATTGTTCTGAATATTTGCTTTTATATCCGCACTTATCGCAAATATTCTTTGGTCTATAGCCATCCCTATACCATTTTGGTATACCATAACCTATTTGTTTAGCTTTTAAACAAATTTCGCATTTTTTCCTATAATAAATTTTACCTTCTTTTTTATAGTTTATTGCGGCTGGTCTATAACCGCATATACATAAAGGTCTGCTCATACTATTATTTATGGCTTCCCTTTTCATCCCCTTTTTCGATCGATGTAAACAGCCAAAAAAACTAATTTGCAATAAATAACAGTAATAGAAACATCTTTAGGAGAATCCAGATGGCATTAACTTCACCAGGCGTAGAAGTCAAAGTTATTGACGAATCATTTTATACCCCAGCAGAACCTGGAACAGTACCTTTAATTGTTGTTACTTCTGCGGAAAACAAACCAAACGGCGGAGGTACAGGAATAGCACCTGGTACTTTAAAATCTAATGCCGGTACAGTATATCTGTTAACTAGTCAAAAAGACTTAGTAGATACTTTTGGCGATCCTGTTTTCAAAACAGACGCAAACAATAATCCTGTACATGCAGGAGAACAAAACGAATATGGTTTACAAGCTGCATACAGTTTATTAGGCGTGAGCAATCGTGCTTACGTAGTACGTGCTGATGTAGATGTAGATGCCCTTACTGCTACCGCAGATGAGCCAACAGCAGATCCTGCTAACGGTACTCACTGGGTAGATACAGCAAACACAAAGTTTGGAATTTTTGAGTGGAACGGTGCTCCTGCATCAACAACAGGCGGACAAAAGTTTACTAATAAGATTCCTAGAATTATTAATAACATTTCAGAAATTGACGCTAACTCCAATGGTCCTAAAAATACTATTGGTATCATTGGTGATTATGCTGTTGTTACAGCTGATGATGATTCAGCAACACCGGCACTATCAACAACTCATCCAATGGCAATTTGGTATAAGAGTAAAGGAACTGCTCCTGGATTAACAGCAGGACAATGGGTAGAAGTGGGAACAGAAGATTGGTTTAAATCGTGGCCTGCTGTAACAGGAAGTGTGGTTACAGATCCTCTAACACCAGGTAATCAGTTTAAAATTAATGGAACTACTATTACAGTAAGTGGTACAACACTTTCTTCTTTAGCAACAGATATTATTAACGCTAACGTTACTGGAGTAACTGCTGGTGTTGTGAATAGTAAATTAGAAATTTATTGTACAGGAACAATTGGATTAGATCCTGTAGATAGTTCGTTAAGTAACGAGTTAGACATTGAAGAAGTCAACGATCCAGGTAACCCAGGTAATCCTTATCCTATCCTAGCTGATATTGGTATTGATGCAGGACTACATTATGCTCCTAGATTACAGATAAGCAAACATACTCAAGTTCCAGAGTGGAAATTGAATAACAACTTATACGGATCAGCACCAAGACCTAGTGGATCTGTTTGGATTAAAACTACAGAACCAAATGCAGGTGCAAAGTTTAGTTTACGCAGATGGAACAGCACAACACAAGCATGGGAATCTGTAGCTGCTCCGTTATATGACAACGGACAACAAGCATTATATGGCCTTGACCCTACAGGCGGCGGTCTAAATCTTGCAGTAGGAACATGTTTTGTAAAATCTAATTATAATGAAGATAACGGAACTGATTTTAGTCCTAGAAAAGCTGACTATAAGATTTATAGAAAGTCTGCTTCCGGGTCAACAACAGTTAAATCACAAGTTGTAGATGCTGGTGTTTTCAGCTCAGGCTCAAAAACTTTTTATATTGCAGAAAGTGTAATAGGTTCGGATGTATTAGGGGACTATAACTTAGATGGAACATATAGTACTAAGACAGTAACATGGACAGCTACTAACTCTGCAAATGATGCAGATGATTTAGCATCTGCTATTAATGGTGCTGGATTAACTAATGTTGAAGCAAGTGTTGATACAACAAATAGAGTAGTAATTAGTCATACAAAAGGCGGCGATATTCGATTTGCAGAAGGTAGCGGAAATACCTTAACACAAATTGGTTTTGTTGCATACGATTTTGAACCATCCTCAGCTGGCTTTGGAACAGGAACAGAAAATATCAGTGCTGCTCCTTCCGGTGACAATTTACATGACTGGGTAGCTAGTTTATGGCATCCTCTAGTTTATGTCGTTGATTCTAATTCACCTGGTAGCTTAACTGAAGACGGAACTTTGTGGTATAATTCTGTTATAGACGAAGTTGATATCATGATTCACGATGGATCATCGTGGGTAGGATACAAAGTTGCATCACCAGGCAATCCTGTTTCAGGAACTGATCCTGCAGGTCCTCTCGTAAGTGCAACTGAGCCAGAAAAACAAAGCGACGGAACTATTCTTGTCACTGGAGATTTATGGATTGATACCAGCGATTTAGAAAACTTCCCAGTAATTTACAAATATAACTCAGCCCTAGCAGCAGGTAAACGTTGGGTATTAGTCGACACATCAGATCAAACCACTGAAGATGGTATAGTATTTGCTGACGCACGTTGGAATGTTTCAGGTGTAGATAGTGATGAACCAGCTACAATTGTAGACTTACTAGCCAGCGATTATTTAGATCCAGATGCTCCTGATCCAGCATTATATCCAAAGGGAATGTTGTTGTGGAACACACGTAGAAGCGGATTTAACGTCAAGAAGTTTGTAAGAAATCATATTGACCTTGCAGAATCTAACACACGATACGGTGATGAGTCTATGATTAACTACTGGCCACATCGTTGGGTAACTGAAAGTCCTAATCAAGCAGACGGTACAGCAAGTTTAGGTCGTAAAGCACAACGTTCTGTAGTTGTTAAAGCTTTACAAGCTCTTGTAAACAGTAATCAACAAATTAGAGACGAAGAAAGCAGAATCTTTAATTTAATTGCTTGTCCTGGATATCCAGAGTTAGTTAGTGAATTAGTAACTCTTAATACAGATAGAGGATTAACAGCATTTGTTATTGGAGATTCTCCTGCAAGATTAACTAGCGATGCTACTAGTTTATTAGACTGGGCCAGTAACGCTAATGGTGCTGTTGAAGACAATGATGTCGGAGCAGTAACATATGACGAGTATATGGCTATGTTCTATCCATGGGGCTTCTCAAGCGATAATTTTGGAAATAACATTGCTGTTCCTCCAAGTCACATGATGTTACGTACATTTGCACTAAATGATCAAGTTAGCTTCCCTTGGTTTGCACCTGCTGGTGTAAGACGAGGCGGAATTACAAATGCTAGTGCAGTAGGATATGTTACATCTGAGGGAGAATTTACATCTGTAGCTCTTAACAGCGGACAAAGAGATACATTGTATGAACAGAAAGTTAATCCTTTAACTTTCTTAACAGGTACAGGACTTGTAAATTATGGACAAAAAACTAGAGCAAGAGGTTCTAGTGCATTAGATCGTATTAATGTAGCACGTTTAGTAGTTTATTTACGTAGACAATTAAACTCTTTAGCTAAACCTTACATTTTTGAACCTAATGACAAAATTACAAGAGACGAAATTAAAGCAGCAGTAGAAAGTCTGTTGTTAGAATTAGTAGGACAAAGAGCAATTTATGATTATATTGTTGTATGTGACGAAAGTAACAATACTCCAAATAGAATTGATCGTAACGAACTCTACATTGACATTGCTATCGAACCAGTAAAAGCAGTTGAATTTATCTATATTCCACTACGCTTAAAGAATACTGGCGAAATTGCATCGTTGGGTTAATAATTAAAAGGATTAAAAAATGGCAATTTCATCATTATCTAAATTTACAGTTCCTTTAGCAAGCGATGCTTCAGCAAGCGCACAGGGAATGTTAATGCCAAAATTAAAATATCGCTTTAGAGTGATGTTTGAAAATTTTGGTGTGTCAACTCCTACAACAGAATTGACAAAACAAGTACAAAGTGCTGCTCGTCCTAACTTACAATTCGCCAACCAAACTATTGAAATTTATAACAGTAAAATCAATTATGCTGGTAAACATACATGGCAAACAATCGCTATTTCATTAAGAGACGATGTTAATGGAAATGTTCAGAGATTAGTGGGTGAACAACTTCAGAAACAATTTGATTTTATTGAACAAAGCAGTGCAGCTAGTGCAATCGATTATAAGTTTAATTTAAGAATCGAAATGTTAGACGGTGGTAACGGAGCACAAACACCAACAGTATTAGAAACATGGGAATGTTACGGATGTTACTTAACTGCTGTTAACTATCAAAACTTAGCATACAGCGAACAAACACCTGCGATGATAGACTTAACTATCCAGCCTGACAACTGTGTTCAAACTCCAACTGGTACCGGAGTAGGAACAAATGTAGGAAGAGCAATAGGTGTTCTAGCTACAGGTGCTGGAACTTAAAAAAGGCAGCGAAAGCTGCTTTTTTTATGACTTTTTATTAAGTACCTATATAATTGTAGTCGATAAATAGTTATATGGCAAGCAAAGCTCTCAGACAATTTACGTCAGGATTATTAAATCCTAAAGGAAACCTTGGCGATTTCCGACACGCAGCACGAATGTTCACGGACGATAGTTTCAGACTACTTCCTAAAACTAAATTTTTATTTCACGTCTACTTTTTAATCAATACAAATGCTTTAAAAAGTTTAAATTTTAGATATCAACATCAAAATGAAATAGGTATGTTAGTTAAGTCGGCTGATTTACCAAAATTTAGTATTACAACAGATACTGCAAATCAGTATAATAGAAAAAAAGTTATACAGTCTAAAATAGACTATCAAGCAGTGACTATAAAATTTCATGACGATAATCTAGGCGTAACTAGACAGCTATGGGAAAACTATTATAGTTACTACTATGCTGATCCTATTACAGCTAGACAGTACGGTAACTATTTAAGAAGTGCTACTTTAAACAAAAATTATATTAGATCACCTTATGGATTAGACAATAATAGTTCTATTCCATTCTTTGAAAATATTACAATTTACCAAATGGCTAGAAGATATTGGAATAGTTATACATTAGTCAACCCTATAATTACTTCTTTTTCACATGATTCTTTAGATTATTCTAATAATAGTCCAGCAGAACAATCTATGACATTAGCCTATGAATCCGTGTATTATGACAACGGATATGTACAGCAAAACAGTCCTCCAGGTTTTGGTATAGATCATTACGATACTGTGCCAAGTCCTATTACATTAGCAGGTGGCGGCTCTCGTAGTTTATTCGGTGCCGGTGGCGTCTTAGCTGGTGTATCTAATGTGTTTGGAAATGTAGCATCTGGTAAAGCATTCGAGAGTCCTGAAAACTTTTTATCCACTGCAATTACAGCAGTTAACACTTATCAAAATAGTAGACAACTATCAAGAACTGGTATAAATGAAGAGTTAGTTAATATTACTAATCGTAGTTTATCAACAATTTCTAGACCTGGTGTTAGCGGTATTAGAAATACTAGTTTTCCTATAAGTGATGTTAACTCTAACAATGTAACTTCCGCCACTTCAAGAAGATTGGGTCCTTAAAATGTCAATTAATACAAATTTACCACCTACATCAAATACTGATAGTGCAGATGAAGTTCGAAGTTTTTTTGACAAATATTTTACACATCAGATAACATTTCCAAGTAATCAAATTGATGCTGTTTTAGGATTTTTTCTAAAAAACGGATTTGATGAACAAGCAGCTAAAAGTACAGCAATTGTGTTATTAAATCAAGCAAGGATTGATAATGTAAATCCTATGAAACTAGTCGATACTTTAAAAACCTTGAATGGAGCACAGTTGAGTCAAGTAGTTACTGAAATTTTAAATCTATATCGAGAAAAAACAAGTTCTTTAGGGTTTAAAGTACTCGAAACAGAAACAACATTCGAAAGTCGTAACATAGCACAATGAGTCGTTGGGCACGAGGAAAATTTCAACTACAAAATCCTGAAAAATACGTAGGAAATCATTCTCCAACTTATCGCAGTAGTTGGGAATGGCAATTTATGAAATTTTGTGATCAAGACCCAAGAATAATGAAATGGGCTAGTGAAGCGATTAAGATTCCATATAAAGATCCCTTTACCGGTAGACAAACTATCTATGTTCCGGATTTTTTTATTCAGTATGCAGATAAGAACGGAAAGATTCAAGTTGAGATTATTGAAGTCAAACCTCAAAATCAAACACTGCTAGAAAAAGCAGGTAAAAATCGCAATAACCAATTACAGTGGGCTAAAAATCAAGTAAAATGGAGAGCTGCTACTAGCTGGTGTAGTAAACAAGGTATAAAGTTCAGAGTTTTAAATGAACAAGATTTGTTTCATAATGGTAATTTAAGATAAGTAGTTTTATGAAGAAACTTGAAGAAATATTAAATTTACCAGAAAGTAAAAAAATTATCAAAAAAGATGAAAAGGCAGCAGAAGTAGCAGAACCTTTTTTGAGAGATATAGCAGAATTTGATAAAATATCTGCTGCACTACCTCAAGTAAAAGGACTAGGCGATGTTAGTGATAAAGAATTTGATGAACTAGCTCAACGTGCTACCGATGCATTTGATGATTTAATGGACTTAGGAATGAATGTAGAAGCTCGTTATAGCGGACGAGTATTTGAAGTCGCTAGTGCTATGCTTAAAAATGCCATAGATGCTAAAGCAGCTAAAATCGACAAAAAGTTGAAAATGGTGGAACTACAGCTTAAAAAGCAGAAGTTAGATCAGGATGTTAAACCGGACGATAGCATAGATTTAACAGGTCAGGGTGTTATTGTAACTGATAGAAACAGCCTAATCGAAAAACTTAAGAATATGAAATAAATACATTATTGGAATTGATTATTATGAAATCTTTTAAAGAATATCTTGTTGAAAGTGTCGAAGAAAAAAAATATACTTTTAAGTTAAAAGTAGCAGGAAACATTCCTGAACATTTTGAAGATACTGCAAAACTAGCGTTAGAAAAGTATAAAGTTACCAATTTTAGTAAAGGTAAAACTACTCCTATTCAAGCTAAGTTACCCGATTTTCCTACTTTAGAAAATCAGCCTGTAACTGTATTTGATATAGAATTAGATTATCCGACAACTAGCCAAGTGTTAACTTCTTACATTTCAGAGCATACAGGTGTTGACCCATGCTGTGTTAAGATCAGAAGTTTAAAGGAAGAGGAAGAAGTAGAACTAAATTCAGAACATTTTAATGAAGAAACTACAGATGCTCTTTTAACAACAGATTATCACAAAGAAAATAATCAAAATTTATACGGCGATAAGCATATT